GGCTCAAACAACGCTTCTTATGATTGAAGAATTACTATTAAACGAATATGGAGAAACCTTTGACGATTTAGATTTTAGGGATGATTCACTATCAGAATCTCGAGACATGTTTGTTATTATGAATATGGTAACATCCATGTTGATGAGATATGGTGGTGTAGAACACTTTTTAAGCGAAGATTTTGAAACTATATATGATAAGCTAATGGAGCCAACTGAATGATTTTACTTGATTATAGCCAAATAGCACTGGCAAATATTATTGTACAAAAATTAAATGATGAAAATATGATACGACACATGATTTTAAATTCGATCCGTATGTACAATAAACGGTATCGTAAAGAATATGGACAAATGGTAATTTGTGTCGATGGTTCTGGTTATTGGCGTAAAGATTACTTTCCTGAATATAAAGGAATGCGTAAAAAGAATCGTGATGAACAGTCTACAGTTGACTGGGGCGAGATCTTTAGAATCTTAAACTTAGTACGTGAAGAATTAAAAGAACACTTTCCATACAAAGTAATACACTTAGATGGCTGTGAAGCTGATGATGTCATTGGCGCTCTTACTATTAATACTCAAGAGTTCGGCCAACATGAACCAGTGATGATCTTATCATCTGATAAAGATTTTATTCAACTACACAAATATAACAATGTTAAACAGTTCTCACCAAGTCAAAAGAAAATGGTTGTTGATAAGAACCCTAGAACTTATAAGTTTGAACACATTTGTAGAGGCGATAAAGGCGATGGAATTCCTAATATACTATCTCCTGATAACGCTATCATGGATAACATACGTCAAAGTCCTGTAACCAAGAAGAAGCTAGAGCTTTGGACTGATAACGCTGAAGATCTAACTAAAGTAATGTCACAGGAAGAATACAGAAACTTCCAAAGAAATAAAACTCTTATTGATCTAGATGACATTCCAAAGGTTCACCATGAAAATATTATAAATACTTATGTAACCCAAAAGCTTCCAATGAAAATGAAAGTACTAAACTATCTTATTAAAAAACGATGCAATCTATTGATTGAATGTGTAGAGGAATTTTACAATGCGTAAACAAGTAACGAAACCACTTATTTCAGAAGTATTAACAGCAGCAAACAAACTAGGTTCTAAAGGCGAAAGAATTACATATTTACAAGCGCAAGACTGTACTGCGCTTAGAGATATATTACGTATTAACTTTGATACAACAATCAATTTATCGCTACCTCCAGGTGAACCACCGTTTAAGAAGTTTGACGTTTCTAATGCAAAACGTCCTAAAGAGCTAAGATTTGAATATCCTAAGTTTGCTAACTTTATCGAAGTAGTAACTCCAAAGATTAACCAGTTTAAAAGAGAAACAATTTTTATAGATCTATTAGAATCGCTTCATCCCGATGATGCTGTGTTATTTTGTAACGCCAAGGATAAAAAACTTAAACTTAAATATATCACTAAGGCTATGATTAAAACAGCGTTTCCAAACTTAATTAAAAAATAGGAGAGGTATAACCAGACAATCTATATCATGATAGTTTCAATTAACTTAACCTGGAGATTGCTTATGAGTTATATTCAAATTGAACGCCTCAAGAAAGACCGAAATGAGGCAGTATACTATCAGAAAAAATTAATGAAAAAAGGAAAAGATGTGCAAGCGTATAAAATGGAGAAGAAGATCGCGCATTTAAATAATTTCCTAGATGATATGGAAGCAATTTAGTACTACATTCCCTTTAAGTGATATTATGGTTATATGGATATAACTAAATGATCTAATCATTTTCACTTAAAGGGTTTACATTTGACTAAAAGTATGATACAATATACCTATATTAAATAATAAAGAATCGTTATGAATATATTTGTTTTAGATAATGACCCAGTGATAGCAGCAATATCTCAATGCGATAAGCATGTAGTCAAAATGATTGTTGAATCAGCTCAAATGCTGTCAACAGTTCATCGTATGGTTGATGGTATTATGGAGCGTAGAGCTTCAAAGTCAGGCTCAATGATACAATACTTTAAACTAGATGATGATCGTGAAACAATCTTATATAAAGCTTGTCATTTTAACCACCCATCAACTGTATGGACACGTGAAAACTGTCAAAATTACAAATGGCATTACCAACATTTTATTGCACTTTGCGACGAATATACATATAGGTATGGGAAAGTTCATATGACAGATACTAAACTTAGAAGTATTCTACGAAATGCTCCACTTGATATTAAACATACAGAATCTATGTCGCCATACAAATTAGCTATGGGTGATAATCCTGAATGCGTTGTTGTTGGGTTAAGTGGCACTGATGCGGTCCAGTCATATCGAAACTTCTATAAAACTAAACAAGCAAAGTTTAACATGTGTTGGACTAAACGCGAACAACCGGAGTGGTTCAATGCCATTATATGATTTTAAGAACACGGAAACTGGAGAGATAGAGACCAGAATGATGTCTATTGCTTCTATGGAAGAATACACCAAGGATCCTAATATCAATCAGGTTCTATCAGCACCAAGGATGATAACTGCTGGCGATGGTGACATGCTTAAAAAGGCTGGAGATGGCTGGAAAGAAGTTCAATCAAGAATTAAAAGTGGGTTACCACCTCGACTTAGGGATAACATCAAAACCAAATGAAAAAACCAACTAAATTACGTTTAGAACATCTTGTTAAATTAGATCCATTAACTGATAATCAACAGTTAGCGTTTAACTCATTCGCAAGCGGAAATCATTTATGTTTAGATGGTTCAGCTGGTACTGGTAAGACTTTCATATCTTTATATCTGGCTTTAGAATCAGTGTTTAAGAAAGAATATGATAAGGTTATCATTGTACGTTCTGCTGTTCCTACAAGAGACATGGGTTTTCTTCCAGGTACTCAAGAAGAAAAGGAGGATGCTTATACTGCTCCATATAAAGCTATTGTTAATGATTTATTCGATGACTATGGTGGTTGGACTAAATTGATTGAAGATCGAAAGATCGAGTTTCTCACAACATCTTTTATTCGAGGCATAACACTTAAGAAGTCAATTGTTATTATTGATGAATCTCAGAATTGTAACTACCACGAACTTTGTTCAGTTATAACAAGACTTGGTGAAGATTGTAGATTCATCATGGCTGGCGATTATTATCAATCTGATTTTACTCGTAAAGGCGATCAAGATGGTATTAGTCAATTCATTAAGATCATTAAAAACATGCGTGCATTCGATCATATTGAATTTAAGTGGGAAGACATCGTAAGATCAGGTTTTGTAAGGGATTTCATTATGACTAAAGAAATGCTTGAAAGAGGTGAAATAGATTAAAATAAAGTGAAATAAACGTTTACAAAGCGTCTAATGTATGATATAATAGTTCTATAAATTAATAAAGCAAGGTGAATTACATGAGTAGATATCGTTATGAAGAAAAGGTAGCACGTGATTTTGATTCAGAAGCCCGTGATTTAATTAAGCCATTATCAGAATTTAAACTATACGAACTCTATGCTGTAGTACAAAAGGAAAAGCTAAAGTCTAATAAACCAGAACGCGATCAAGAACTGATCGCAGTTCATAAGGCCATCGAATTGACTCGTGGTATAGATCAATACAGATTAAACTTTATAATTAATGGTTATAAAACCGAAATGGCTCAAACGGGTCGACCTCAAGATGGCGCTAGACGTCCATGGCGCAAACAAGTATGAATAAAGGAAACTTTGAACATGAACCAATTGATTTGGGTTACGAAGATTTGGTCGCTAAGACTACTGACACTGGGCGAAAGTACGCTGCTCCTAATGGCGTTCGCTATCCATCTGTTACTACAGTATTATCTATTCTAAGTGAAGATCATATTAGAGAATGGCGTGCTAGAGTAGGTCCTGAAGAAGCTAATAGAATATCTAGACGAGCTTCAGGGCGTGGTACTGCAGTCCATTCTGTATTAGAACGTTACGTTGATAATGAAGAAGACTACTTAAAAGACGCGAATCTTATTGTAAGATCTAATTTTATGGAAGTCAAAGAGATTCTTGATACTAGATTAACTAAAGTCTATGCTCAAGAAGCTGCTTTATATTCTGAACATTTAGGTATTGCTGGTAGAGTAGATTGTGTTGGCGTATTCGATGGTAAAATTTCTATCATTGATTATAAGACTGCAGCTAAGTCAAAGAAAAAAGAATGGTGTGAGGGTTACTTTATTCAAGAAACTGCTTATGCCATTATGTGGGAAGAACGTACAGGGATGCCAATTACTCAATTAGTTACTGTAATTGCTGGCGACGAAGGAGCACAAGTTTTCATAGAACATCGTGATAACTGGAGCAAAACATTAATAGATACAATTGCCGAGTACAGAAGACGCAAATTGTTTGGTAGATAACTTTATGACAATGAATTATGAACGACGATGGGCTGTAATTAATACTGAACAATTTTTAATTGATTTACAGAATACAGTAGAGCTGCCCGAATCCGTACGCAAACAGGCATCTAGATGTCTCAAGCATTATCCACGTAGATCCGACATGGAAAGAGCAGCTCAACAGTGCCCCGAAGTCTTTGGTAATTGGGAAATTGATACTAAATAGGACTATATTATGAAACGTATTAAAGATTTAGAAGTTATAGCAAAGCAGCAGATATCAATCTGCTGCGAAAGCTTGTGTGAACGCGCT